ATCAAATGTTGTAGATATTCCTACACTATTCGCAGCATAATAAATCTTCGGGTTCTTCGCTACGGAAGCTGGAATGGATTTGAGTCCAAACGGAAGTGACAATGCTCCAAAAAAAGCACCCACACCTTTATTAAAAGTTCGCCTATCCATCATTTTCCTTTTTTCTTTTTTCTGTTTTGTAAATCTTTTTCAATAACTCTTGTCTTTTCATAGTGTCTTTTGTTTGATCTAGTTCACACCTTGGACACAAAGGCGTTCCAACCGCCTCAAACTCATCTGTAACTTCTCCGCATTCAGGACAGTACCACCACATTGTCATATTCTTGCTTTCATAAAATGTTTAAATGCTACATGCTCCACCAGCACATCCTCCATCATCTTCTAATTCTTCACCCAACATAGCAGACTGTTCTTTATCGTGGTCTGGTGTGTTGCAATAATAAAAATTCTTCAAGCCATATTTGTAACCGTAAATCTGATCTTTAATTAATAGACTTAGAGGAATGTTTCCATCTTCATAATGCGAATAATTATAATACAAGTTTGTACTCATGCTCATATCTACAAACTTCTGAATAACGGCAGCGATATTTAGCATACCTTTGTTGTCTCGCATATCCCAAGCCATAGTGTAGTGCTTCTTCCTCATATGATAGTTCGGAACAAGCTGTTTTAACACACCATTTTTAGCTTTTTTGTGAATCAGCAAACTTCTGACTGGTTCGATTCCATTAGTGCTGTTTTGAATAACGCTACTAGACTCGCAAGGCATAATAGCAGTAAGAGTAGAGTGCCGTAAACCATGTTTCTTGATCCTTTCACGAAGTCCCTCCCAATCCATATTGTAGTTAGGCTTAACCAGTTCATCTACGGTTTTCTTGTACCAGTCGATAGGCAGCAATCCCTGCGAGTATTTGGTGTCGTCAAACTTTGGACAAGTCCCCTTTTCTTCGGCTAGTTCGCAGCTTGCACTAAGGAGATTCCACTGGATTTGCTCCATAGTTTCATGAACAAGCTCAAGTGCAGCAGGATCATCGTACATTAGCTTATTCTTTGCCAAGAAACCAGCGAGGTTGGTAACGCCAATACCCAGCGAACGCCTGTTTTTGGTAAAGGTTTCACCAGCTAGAACGGGATAATCTTGGTAATCAATCACAGCATCCAACGTTCTGACTGCGATCCTGCAAGCGTCTTCAATATCTTTCTCGTTAGAAAGTTCGAGAAGATTTAATGCAGACAGAATACAAATACCAATCTCACCCTCTGGGTCGTCAATAGACTGAATAGGTTTTGTGGGATGAATAATTTCCTGACACAAATTTGACATCTTGCAAGGAATATTCCAAGAACCATGCTCATTGGCACTGTCAATGTTCATGCTGTAGATACGTCCAGTTTCCAGCCTTTCTCTAGCAAAAATCTCTGCCAGCTTCCTTGCTGGAATCTTCTTCTTGAATTTCAGAGAGGTGGCTCTTTCATATTTCAAATACAACTCTTCAAACTTTTCATTGTCGCCAAATGCTTCGTACAAACCTTTTGCTTCATGTGGACTAAATAGCGTGATATCTTCGTTAGCGATTAAACGGTCATAGAATAATTTGCAGAATTGAACACTGTAATCCAACTTACGCACCCTGTTGTCGTCTGTACCGGCGTTGTTTTTAAGAACCAGTACATCCTCGATCTCGTAATGCCAGAAGGGTACGTGTGTCGTAGCAGAACCTCCACGAAGCCCGTTCTGCGACGTTGACTTAACAGCCGACTCAAAGTTCTTCAAATAAGGAATAAGCCCCGTGTGGATCACCTCTCCACCTCTGATGGGCGAGTTGATTGGCCGCATACGTCCGATGTTGAGTCCAATACCAGCCCTTCTTGCTGTGTATTTTCCGACAGCGTGAATACTAGAGAATATAGCATCAAGGTTGTCGTCAACATCAACCAGCACACAGGATGCGAACTGCCGAATATTTGTGCGAACGCCAGCCATAATAGGTGTAGGAAGATTAATCTTAAACGTGGAATAGCAATCATAAGCCTTTTTTACCTCGTCTACCGTATCAAACAAACACATAGCAATAGCCATGTATGCAAATTGCGGTGTTTCGTAAATGTCGCCAGTGCTTCTATTTTTTACCAGATATTTATCAATCATTTGCTGCAAACCAGCATATGTAAACAGATCATCTCGCCCGTGGTTGATATACTTGCCTAGACTGTCAACATCTTTTTCTTCCCATTTATCTAGGAACTTGGGATCATACACACCATTATCAACATTCCTTTGCAAAAATACAAGGAAGTCCACAGGATCGTGGTGTCTACTGCAATTCCACACATCTTTGCGTAGCTGCATATTCATTAATCTTGCCGCGACATACTGGTAATTGGGTGCTGACTCTGAGATAAGATCATTAGCGGAGCGAATTAAGATTTGTTGAATTTCTTTGGTGTGTATTCCATCATAAAGCGAGAGGTTGGCATTCATTTCAACATCCGATAGGGATACTCCATTAATCCCCTTGGTTGCCCACTCAACAACTTTGTGTATCTTTTCTACGGAGAAGTCTTCCTTTTCTCCATTAGCTTTTGTCACCTGCATTTACAATAACCTTTCAATTTCGTTTTATATATCTGGTTAGCTTATTATACACCATACAACCCGTTTTGTCAACCGGAAAACGCAAACTTTGTTCAAAAAAAAACCCGCCTGTTTAAGACGGGTTACTTTTGGTTAACTTGTAAAAGTTTTATCCGAGATTGTTTATTTTGCTAATAAGCGTATCAAACTTGGAGTTAATTTGAGAGTGTAGATTTTTATTTTCGCTAAGTAGCATCCTGTTTTCAACAACACTTTCAGAAATCTCGTCCAGTTTCTTTTCACAACCTCCGAGTTTCTTCTCTACCTGCTTTATTTTTTCTCCCAGTTGCTCGTTTACCTTTTGTTCTAACACGATTATTTGCTTCCCTTGTTGTATTAGTGTATATACAACCCAAGTAAAAATTGGAAGAGCAAACATTCCTATTACTTCGGTGATATTTCTAATTAGGCTCCATGTCTCATTCATAGCTGCTCCAGTTTGGTGTTGTAAAAACAAAAAAGGGGATCACCGTTAACATAGATCACGCTTCACATAAGGAGTAACTTGGTGATCCCCAGATTTTATTACATACCAGTAATTGGTTTATAGTCGAAGAAGTCTCCACCAGTTGCAACACTAGTGTCAACAAAGTCAACTTTCATAACCAGTTCACCCGGAATGGCCCGTGTTGGGTTAGCGGCACTGTCAGTTTTCTGACCAGTGGCCCCAGCGACAGGGTCCCACGGATCAAGGTTTGTTGCGGTTGCAGGAACTTCTGACTCATCGCCAGCAGCATTCAACCAATTCAAACGAGACTTGATCGGAGTACCATCATCCAAATTTCCAGTCCAAGAGAATTCATTGGCTCTCCATTTAGCGAGCAAACGCACGCCAAAGTCATGGATGAACTGATGAATCGAGTTTCCAGCATTGCTGGAGTTTGAACCGGGAATCAGAACTGCATTTGAAGCAACGCCAGAAAGAGAATCGCTAATGGTTCTGATAACGTACTTGCCAGCTTCTTGGTAGGCAAAAGTACCACCAGCAAGTGCCTTCTGAGTACCGTACATACCGGAATTGCCCGGATATGCACCAGACGGATAAGCACGCTCAACTACGCCAAACACTTGTTTGTCGTTGTCAACTGCATCATTCAAAGGAAAGGATTTGGTAATAACTGTACCAGTAGTGTCATTACCCAAAAGTGTACCACCCTCGGTTTGCTCGGTGAAAGCACCGCCAGTAGTGTTCTTCAGGTGGTTGTTTCCGCTAGGAACTGCCATAGTAGGGATCTCCCTTGTAAAGAATTATCAATTATTTTCCAACATTATCCAAAGAGAGATCCTATTCCTAGCTAACTATACACAAAATTCCATTAATTATAGCAAACATTTTGACAAGTTTTGATTGCATTTTTTAATCTTCGCCTAGCCGTTTCTCGACTATACCCGTTTTCGCGACCAATTTCCTTCATTGTCATGTTATAGAAGAATCTTTGTTCTAGTATTTTAGTTTCCTCTTCCTCTAATCCAGTTATAATGTCAAAAACCTCCCCCTTAAGAATGGCTTTAGAATCCACCTTTTCCAAGTTGTTAACAGCATTAAACTCATTGCGTTTTTTCTTTACCTTATTTTTTAAGGCGTATGAAAGCTGTTGATACAAGTAGCTGGTAAACTTGGTTCCACGAGTTTCATCGTATTTTTGTATACACTTCCAAAGCGTATCCATTTTGATAGAGTCAATATCATCTCTGTCAATATTCTTAGAATAGCGATTACTGACTTTGTTCATGATGTTGATTACATCAGAGTTATTCCACTTTTCTTCAAATTGTTGTTCAATATTATCCATCATCACCTCTCAAAATAATGCCACCAAGGGCTTGTTTAAGTTCTACCAATTTATTCAAACCATCTAGATATTTTTGATCCAGACTATCTGATACAATATAATCAACCTTACCAGTTGAAGCAACCAAAATAGACCAGTATTTGTTGTTTTTTAACTGCTCTTTTACCATCTCAACGGTAGCGATGGTTTCTTCTGTCATTACCTCCTCTTCTGTAAAAACACAAAGTTCTTTCTCAATACTTGTTCTTACGTCTCTAAAGTTAAATGTGCTAGGTATTCCTATAAAAAAGGTATACCTACCAATCACCCTTAATGCTTCGATTCCTTCCAATCTTTTTAATGTATTCTTTACACCACGGGTAATATCAAAGTTAGTGACGCCAATTCTGCAATCCCATCTATCGGATGGTTTAAACGTGGAATCAAGAGGGTATGGTCCCAGAGGAGTGTAGATTACATTATTGCCAGTTGTACCAAAAAGTATTGGATTGATCCCCGCTGGATCTATGCCTTCTGGCCCCATTTCTTTTAGGTCTTCTTCTAGCTGAAGCAACTCTTCGTTTATTCCGCTGATATATTCTTCCGCTATAGCATTCCAGCTTTTCCACGTAATAGACTTACTCATAATAATCTCCCAATTAAATGTTAAACACTTGGTCAGGAGGCACAACAACGTCATCGTCTGATGTCCCTTCGGAGGAGGATTTCTGATCATCTAGCTGTGCATTTATTAGATTTATTACAGCCATATAATCAGCCTCACTATCACTTATTACACATTGTTGCTTTATTTCTTCTAATATTTCTGAACATAGATTGTCCACCATTATCTTATAAAATATACTGGCTACCGCAATCAAACCCTCATCTCCCGGCTCCCAATCACAATTATACGATAGAACTCCTTCTTTGTCAACCCGTATTTCTAATTTTGCTTCAAAGTCTTGGTGTGGATTGGATGGATCTAACATATTTTTCCTCTATTAGCATTTTATCAATAGTTACAACTTCATATCCGTCTTTTGGAATTAGCATACCATAGGATATTAGACAGGAATAAACTGCCTCAACTTCATCAGACCCTTGTTCGTGAATTAAGTCAACGATAACTGGATCTATATTCTCATACCTTATATTGCAGCATTCGGTCAATAATTCTCGTATTGTGTCTGGAACGCTTTTGGTTGATATATACTTATCGACAAATCCGCCAGACTTCTTTACTAAAAAAGCTATAGTTGGTATAACTTGCATTGACGTGAATCCCGTTGTTTCCGTCAACAATAAAGTTATCTTAGTCTTCACTCTCTAAATCCTTTTCGTTGGGCTTTTCCATCTGTTGATTAAGTGAGCTAATAAGATCAAGTTGAATTTTCACGAGTGCGTAGTTTTTGATAGCGGCATCCAACCTGTCCAAAGAACCTTCTATTGTTGGATTAGAGAGAACGCTATTGATTTCCAATTTGTTTTTTTCCAATGATGCGGACAACTCAATGCCTAATACTTGTACAATATCCATTCCAAAATTCCTTGTAAAAAAGTAAAAACCAGCGTTGTGGACTCGAACCACTTAGCCTCGATGCGAGACTTTCACCATTTGGCACCCGGATGCCCGCTGGTGTTAAATCAGTTAACTAGAGAATAAGCTAGTCCATTAAAGTTAGTAGACAATTCTTCCTTTTCCTCCTGTGGCACAGAATGATTCTCAGTTCCTAATGTGTCTTTCATTAGGTTGGCAATTCCCTCTCCATACCCATCATACTTTCCACGTAACGTTTCTCCGTACATCTTTTTTGCAGCCCCAACATAAATGTCGTTTATTTGCTGAGAATCTGCATCATATGACTTTACACGTTTTGAAAAAATATAATTAAAAACACCCAAACTGTCCCTGTCATTCTTATCGGTAACAAGACCGGCCAATCTTGAAACTTTTCCTAAAATTTCTTCGCTTGGCTCTGGAACACTGATAATAGGCCGATTCAAATCTAAGTCTATATTTTGAACCGCTACCACAATCTGGTTCCAGAAAAGTCCTATAGCTATAACAGCCACCCCTAAAACAAGTCTTACTCTTTCACTCATACTTCATCACCCCCCTCATGTTCGCTTTCTCGCGAACCTATAAGTAGTGGGAATACGGTATCTAAAACCTTACATGCTTCATGCAAACCAGCATCATGACATGAGTCTGCCAGACATTCCCACTTGCAAACCAAGTCAGTCAATTCATGCCCCTCATGAACTGGTGTAGGCTTAGGTTGTGGAACAGGCTTAGGTTTTGGCATGTTAACGCCACTAAGCAGTCCTTGAAGCCAAGGAAAGACTGCGGGAAAAGCAATAAGTACACCGATCCCAACAATAACCCATTGAGCAACACTAATTTCCGAAAGAATATCCATAACCTTAAACCTCGATTATTATTTAGTTTCTCGAACAGTATCACCGATAACCCAAGCAACTACGATGGTTACAACACCAATCAATTGTTCTTGGTTAAGCTCAATACCCAGTGCTTCTGATGCAATAACAGAAGCCAAACCTACTGCCGATACCCAGAATCGTCTGGAGGTCAGCAACGACTTAAATTTACCCATAATTAAATCTCCAACAATAAACTATTGTTAACACAGAGGTCATCATCGACCGAAGAGGCGACCTCCAAAAATTCCCCTTCTTTGTGGAGTATAATAAGTTTTGGGTTGTGAAGTCTGAACCTTACACGAGCCATTAACACAACCGCAATCATTCTTACCGCATCCACATTCACATTTTGGCTCTTCCTTGCTGCCGTGATATGGGCATCGCGATACATGCCCATCTCCTTGAACTATTTTACCAGTGCCTTTACAGATACACTTTTTAGGGTCTGGATCTGGTCCAGAAGGCGTATCATCAGGAACAACCGGTTTGCCGAGAATATCCTTTTCCGTTTGGTCGAAAGCATCCTCGACTTGTTTTATTATAACATCCGCTTGGTCATTTGTCAACCGGTCTGGCGAAGTTTTTCCAGAATTTGTCAAAAAAATGAAACCAG